AAAAGTTTGGACGCACCATGACATCTGCAGGCGGCACGCCGACCGACGCGCATATCTGGGATGGGCTCATCTTTGGCATGACGTCGCCAGCCAATCCGCTGTTCTCAAATCAGATTGCTCAAAGCAGGCTGCGGCTGCGCGATCCGAAGATGCTCGATGACCTCGCCTCGATGATCAATTGGAAGGTCGGCGATCCGAACGTGCCAAAGGAAACCCGGCTGGCGCACAGCAAGGCGATCGCCGATCGCTACGGCCTGGGTGCCGGTGAAGGCGGCGGGCTCGGTGTCAGAGGCAATGCTGATTACACCCGCATTGCCGAGCTCGCGCAGATGTTCAGGCAAAATCCAGATTTCTTCCGCAAGCAGCCAAACGAACCGTGGGAGCAATTTGTCGAGCGCATCTCTTCCCAGGTGCCGGGCCTCGCGATGAAGACCGGATCATTCGGCACCGTGTGGCAAGACCCGGCGACGGCGGCGGTGTCGGCGATCGACCGCCACATGGCGCGCGAATTGGAGAAGACGGGCGGCTTGTTCGCCAGCGCCGAGGAGCGCACCAATTGGGAGAAGCGTGCGCTTGATCGTTACAACAAAACAAGGAAGCCCGGCCAAGAGGCGCAAACCTTTGAAGAGATGGCGAGCCGCGACGGCACCGACAGCCATCTCGGCGGCATGTTGCTGGAGCATGTTGGCGCAACGCTAGAGCCCAAGATCAGGACAGCGAAGGGCGGGATCAATCCGAACCTGCCGCCGCATTTGGCAAACGCCAACTGGGTGGTCGAGCCGCAGAAGGCTGCTGTGATGGGCGCGGCCTAAAAGCGCGCGTTGGCGCTGAACCAAGCGGAGGCCAATAAGCAGGGCCTCGGTCTATTCATGTCGCAATGGCTGACATGGGACGGCATCCGCCAACGGCTTGAGCCGCACGAGAACATGTTCCCCGGCCTGGAAAAATTGCCAGCACCAAGCCTTGATGACCTGCGCGGTGCAATGAAGGCCCACATGGAAACCGGACATAAGACAACGGAAAAGACCGACGAGGGAAAACTGAAGCAGACCGTACCGCTCAAGGGCAGCCCGTCGCGGATGGGCTATCTCGGGATTGGCGGTACGTCAGTGACGGCCCTTGAGGCGTTGCGCGCCGCCCTCGCCGAAAAGGAGAACCAGTGATCGCTGCAGTTCCCCCATGTTCTCACCTACCGATGAGAAGGCGCAACCCGCGTCACTGGTCCGACTAAAGAATACCTGAACTGGAAAGGAGCCGCAAGATGGCAAGTGAACCACCCAAATCCCGCACCAGGGACACATCCACGCACCACACCTCGCCGGTTGGCGATGTGCCGCAGAAGCCGTTGACGCCGATCGCCCCGCGCAAGGTCACCGGCACGGTCAGCACGCGCACGGTGCCGCCGCACATCACCAGACATCCGAACCCGGTGGGGCGGCCCAAGTCGCCGAAATACTGATGAGCGCAGACGATCGTTTTTTGCTGTTGCTGAAGCGCAAGAAGGCGATCCTTCTGGCGCGCGAGAACCTTGTTGATTTCACGCGCCTGATGATGCCCGACCCGGATCATTCCGAAGATCCGACCTACTCGCTGTACAAGCCGCAAAAATTCCACCGCGTCATCGGCGCGGCGCTGGAGGAGGTCGAGAAGGGAAAATTCAAGCGGCTGAAGATGTCGCTCGGCCCGCGCTTCGGCAAGACCACGCTCGCCGCCTGCATGTATCCGGCGTGGTACATCGGCAAGCATCCCGAGCGCTCGATCATCGTCGCAACCTACAACGAGCACTACTCCTGGGATTTGGGCCGCAAAATCCGCGACATCATTCTGACGCCGCAATACAAGCAGGTTTTCCCCGACCTCGTGATCAAGGCAAAATCGAGCGCGGTGAACCGCGTCGAGACGACGGCAGGCGGCGTGATCTTTGCCGTGGGTCGCGGCTCGGCGATCACTGGACGCGGCGCGCATACCATCCTGCTCGATGATCCGATCAAGGATCGCAAGGAAGCCGACAGCATCCTGATCCGCGACCAGCTTTGGTCTTGGTACAATCAAGTGCTGCGCACGCGGCTGATGAACCGCAACGGCACCATCGTTGTGATCCAGACGCGCTGGACCGAGGACGACCTGATCGGGCGGCTGACCGATCCGCTCAACCCGCACTACTCGATCGATGAAGCGCGGCTGTGGCACTCGATCGATCTGCCAGCGCTGGCGCTCGATGATGATGTGCTGGGCCGAGCTCCCGGCGAGGCGTTATGGCCGGAGCGCTTCGACGCCGAGTACCTTGAGCAGATACGCGCTTCCGATCCGCGTGGCTTCCAGGCGCTGTATCAGGGTCAGCCGTCGCCGCGGGAGGGTGCGTTCTTCAGGGTCAATGATCTGGTCGGCTACAACTCGATGCGCGATCTGCCGCCGACCGAGAACATGCGTTACTACGCCGCCTCCGATCACGCGGTGGCGCTGCAGCAGTCTGCCGATAAGACCTGCCTGATGGTGGTCGGCGTCGACCAAGCCGATCATGTCTGGGTGATGCCCGACGTGGTCTGGATGCGGCTGAACAGCGAGGGTGCGGTCGCTGGCATGGTTGCGCTGATGGAGAAATACAAGCCGCAATTCTGGTGGGCCGAGGCTGGCGCGATCGGCAAATCGATCGGGCCGTTCCTGCGCAAGCGGATGCTGGCGAAGCGGGTGTTCTGCGCGATCGATCCGATCACCCCAGCCGTCGACAAGCAGCAGCGCGGGCAGAGCATCCAGGCGCGGAGCTCGATGAAGATGGTGCATTTCCCGACATGGACGCGCTGGTGGGCCGAGGCGCAGGACCAGTTGCTCAAGTTTCCGAACGGGGCAACGTCACCGGATTTTGTCGACACGCTCGCGCTGATCGGTTTGGGCCTGTCGAAGATGCGCCCGCGGCAGCGTCAGCGCGAGGAAAAGCCAGAGGTGCTAGAAGGGACGTTCCGCGCCATGTGGGCGCAGACCAAGCGTCGTGAGAACGTCGAGAGCGTCAAGAGGAGCCTGGACGGATGGCTATAATTGATGATCCCGATGCCGAGATGTCGGCGATGGAAGCCGAAGCCGGTGCGCCGACGCTAGGCCCTGACGCGGGCTTATCGCCGATCCTGTCGCAGGTGATGGGGGCCGATCAGCAGGCGATCCCGCGCGAGGAGCCCGACCCGCCAGAGCAGCGCAAGAAGCTGGTCACCGCCTGGAGCGGGCGCGTGAAGAGCGCCAAGGGCCATTGGGACAAATCCTTCAAGCGCATGCGCGAGGATCAGGATTTCGCCTGGGGCATGCAGTGGAGCAAGGAGCCCAGCGACAAGCGCTACAAGGCGAACCTGACGCTCCGGCTGGTGGCGCAGAAGACCGCCTTCCTCTACGCCAAGAACCCGAAGGCGGTTGCGAAGCGCCGCGAGCGGCTGAACGCCACGCTGTGGAACGAGACCGAAAGCCAGTTGCAGCAGATCGTGCAGACCGGCGGCATGGTCGCGCAGCAGGCGGCGACCGGCGGCGGCTTGCTTGGCTCGGTGATGGGTGGCGGCGATCCCAGCATGATGGGTGGCGCTCCTCCCGGTATGCCGCCAAACGATCCATCGATGATGGGCGGCGGCGCGGTCGGTCCTGGCGGGATGCCACCGGGCATGACCATGCAGGCTGGCGTGGCGGGGATGGTGCAGGCGGGCATGGCGATCGCCCAGGATGCGCTGCGCGTCAAGCAAGAGAACGAGATGCTCGACAAGCTCGGGCGCACGCTGGAGCTCCTGTATTCGTACAACGTCGCCGAGCAGGTGCATCCGTTCAAGAGCATGATGAAGCTCACCGTGCGGCGCGCGATCACGGTCGGCGTTGGCTACGTCAAGCTGGGCTTTGAGCGGGTGATGGAGCGGCGGCCCGACAAGGAGAAGGGCATCGCCGATGCGAACGAGCGGCTCGCCACGCTGGAGCGGCTGTCTGCTGACTTGGCCGACGAGATCACCGAAGCGGACAGCAAGGAGGCCGAGCAACTCAAGCTGCTGATCCAGGACATGTCGCAGCAGGTTGAGTTCGTCGCGCGCGAGGGCCTGACGTTCGACTATCCGCTGGCGACCAACATCATCCCCGATACCAAGTGCGTCGAGCTCCGGCATTTTCTCGGCACCGACTGGGTGGCCGAAGAGTTCATGCTGTCGCCGAATGACATCAAGGAGATTTACGGCGTTGACGTTGCCGACAGCTACACGAGTTACAAGCGGTGGAACGTCACCGGGTCGGACCCGTATGCGATGGCGCGTGAGATGAGCGCTGGCGCGGAGTGGAGCGAGGGGCGCAAGTCGGACGATCGGCAGAATGATTTCTGCTGCGTGTGGGAAATCTACTCGCGCAAGGACGGGCTCGTGTACGTGGTCTGCGACGGGCACAAGGATTTCCTGCGCGAGCCGACATCGCCGGAGGTCTACAACGAGCGCTTCTACCCGTGGTACGCGCTGATTTTTAATGAGTGCGATCATGAGACGGAAATTTATCCACCGAGCGATGTGCGGCTGATGCGCGACATGCAGCTTGAATACAACCGCTGCCGCGAGGGCTTGAAGGAGCAGCGGATTGCGGCGCGTCCGTTCACCGCGGTGGTGGCGGGCTCGATGGACGAGGAGGACATGCTCAAGCTGGAGCAGCGCGATGCCAACGCCATCGTCGAGCTCGCGGCGTTGCAGCCCAATCAGGACATCAAGAACCTGATGCAGGCCTATGCAGGCCCCGGCATCGATCCGAACCTGTACGAGGTCAATCCGGTCTACGAGGATGTGCTGCGGACGACCGGCATCCAGGAGGCGAACCTCGGCGGCACCAGCGACACCACCGCGACCCAGGCGCAGATCGCCGAGGGCTCGCGCATGACGTCGATGGGATCGAACATCGATGACCTCAACGATCTGTTGACCCAGCTTGCCCGCAACGGCGGGCAGATGCTGCTCGCCGAGGTGAGCAAGGCCACCGTCGAGAAGATCGTCGGGCAGGGCTGCATCTGGCCCGAGCTCGCGCGCCAGGACATCGCGCAGGAGGTGCTACTTGAGATCGAGGCGGGCAGCATGGGGCGGCCCAACGCCACGCAGGAGGTGGCGACGGCGCAGCGCATCTATCCGCTGCTGATGCAATTGCCGGGGATCAATCCTGAATTCCTCGCCAAGGATTTGCTCCGGCGCATGGACGATCGGCTCGACCTGACGCAGGCCTTCAAGTCGCAATTGCCG